ACATTTGCGATTAGCTTCTCACATATAGAGATGGCGTTAAAGATTGCGCTGCTACTAATCTCTATTGGATATACTGCGCAGCGTTGGTATCTAATGCACAAGAGCGATGGCTCAGGAAAGTAAATCCTTTATAAAGGAAAATTGGTCTATGTTGATATGGCTTGTTGCAGCAGTCTTTGCAGCAGGAGGTATCTACGCAGAATTCTCATCCCTAAAGATGGAGTTAAATGTAGTCCATGAAAGGCTTGATAAAAAGATTTTGGTTATAGAGGACTTAGAGGAGAGAATTTACTATATTGAAAAACACTTAGAATACGAAAAAGGATATAATGACTCACAAAGAAATAAACCAAGATAGTTTTGAAGATTTTATTGATGAACTAACAGACCAAGAGCAACCTAGTTGCAACATTGATAACCCTGAAGATTGCGAGGCATGTGGGGCGTAATAAAAACAAGAGCAGTTCTAATAGGGCTGCTTTTTTTGACTCAGGGGTGTGGTGCGAGGTGGCACCTGAAGCGTGCGATTGCAAAAGACCCAACGATAGTAGAGCAGTCTGTGGTAAAACTGGACACAATAGTGGTAACAGAAATTAAAGCTGTACACGACACTTTAGTGCTTAACCAGTATGATACCATAGAAATAGAAAGAAATGGCGTTAGAATACGGCTAAATCGTTTATACGATACCATTCAGGTAACTGCTGAGTGTCTACCAGACACCATACAAGTAACACAGGTTGTTAAAGTACCGCAGGTGGTGTATAAGGAAAAGGAATTCAAAGTTATTGACATGGCCTTGATACTCTCAATTATTCTAGCGACCTTTGCTCTTATTAAATTTCTGTTTAAGAAATAAATAGATATATTTACTTGTGTTACACACAAGATATATGACTAGAAGACAATACAGCCTAGCTATAGAAACGAAAGAGGTTGATGATGATTACCATAACCACTTCTTGTCTCACTTTGGGTTTTACGATGAGCAGCCTTCCGATTACGGCTTTAACAAATACTACTCCACGCCTTATGACATTCAAGCAGGCACAAAGACTTAGCGCCTTATTAAACGAGGATAACTACCACGCTTGGGCAGTTGATGGCTTTCATGTTAAAATACTTTTAGATGGCGTATTGTACGAGGTAAGAAAATCAAAGCAGCAGCCTAATGAGAAATAAACAGATAGATGCCATACTACATAAGATGGCAATTTTATACCAGAACATAGGTACAGATAGCACAGAGGCTGAGCGTGATAAGGCTAAGACACAAGAGTTGGTATACATAGCGCAGATAGCTTATATAGATGCTGAGTATGCAACAAGGTTGATGTATGGTTGACCACACTAAAATAGAGGTACACTTGGGTAAGATACCCAGCCTTAATAAGTTTTACTCCTCACCCCACTGGACATTCCGCAGTAAGGAGAAAAGCAAGTGGCGTGCTGTAGTTATGGAGCAGTTAGATTACGACTTTCAGTTTGAGTATTGCGTTATTACAGCAAAGGTCAATTACCGCTATGACTTAGATAACTGCATTATGGCAGTTAAATTTACACAAGATGCACTGGTAGAGGCTGGCCTTGTAAAGGATGATAACAAGAAATTCATCAAGGCTGTGCGCATAGAACCAGCAACCGATATACCCAAAGACACATCTGTCATTTTAATAGAGGGTAAAATTTTTAAATAAATTTTGTAGGTTAATTCATTTTTGTATTTCTTTGACTTGTTAAACAAAAACAAAGAGCAATGAAAACAACAAACAACCACCCATTTACAGCAGCAGAAGTACAACAGATGCTGGCTTACACTAACAACGACCTCAGCTTAGCTATTACATACCTATACGAGGAGTTAGAATTTAAAAACCATTTAGGGTAAACAAAACAGGGGCGGTGTAACAGCCGCCCTTATTTAAACAACAAGAGCAATGAATACAGAAAACATTTACCAAGTCCTAGATGACTTAGAAACCTTTGCTGCTAACATAGGCAGCGAATGGATGAAGGAGCGCCTAGCTATGCTAGAGGCTCAAATTGCAAACTTAGAAAATCAATCAACATTATGAAAACAGCAAAAGTAGTATCAGTGTCTCCAAAGGGGGACTTTTCATTTAACGGCAAAACCTTTTACAAATTCTTTGTAACAATGGATAACGGAGATAGCGGTGAGTACAACAGCGTTAAAGCCGACCAAGATAAGTTTACCGCAGGTGCAGAGGTAGAGTATGAGATAAGCAGCAACCAGTATGGCAATAAGATTAAGCCAGTATACAATGGTGGCGGTGGTGGTAGCTACAGCAAGCCTAGTTACTCAGGTAACAATGATGATAAGCAGAAGATGATTGTTAAGCAGAGTTGTCTGAAAGCAGCAGTTGATTTGCTAAAGGATAAGGGTGCTAAAAGCACAGATGTACTTAAGGTTGCTGATGCGTTTGTGGAGTGGGTTCTGGAACAGCCCAAGCAGGAAACAAACTACAACACGCATTTCAGCAGCCGAGAGGAAAAAATAGAAACCGCGCAAGCCATTGCAAGTGGCGAGCCAGTAGGTGATGACTTACCATTTTAAATAATCTAGAGATGTTTACTAAAGAAGAAGTTTTAAAGTATAGAGAGATTCGTAAATCTCCTGATAATTTTAGAGTCAGTATCAGGCTATCAAATATTGAAAAAGAAATGTTGAATAATCTTAAACTTGATACAGGAGTAGGATATTCAGAGGCGATTAAAAGAGCAATTTTTAAATGTTACGGATTGTGATTTGATATGAATGCTTAGTAGAGAGGGGTTGGCAATTATGCCGCCCCTTTTTTTTGACCCAATAAAAAAAGATACCTACATTCACGACTATGATACATAAGCACATAATAAAATCAAACCAAACCCTACGATACCTAGAGAGAGCAAGAGAGGGTAAGATAAGCGAGGCCTCTAGGTTTGGTGTTCCTGAAATAGATGACTTCCTGCGCTTTAAAAAAGGAAACTTTGTGGTAGTTACTGGACATGCCAATGTCGGTAAGACACACACAATGACTTACTTGCAGTTGTTACACACATTAGAAAACGGCACAAAGTGGCTTATATACAGCAGCGAAAACGAGGTGCAAAGCTTACAGCGTAAGTTAATAGAGTTTTTGGCTGGCAAGCCAATAAACCAAATAGATGAGCAAACCTTCTGGCGGCACCATAGCTTTGTAGAGGGCCACTGGGCCTTTATAGATAGCGAGTTAATAGTAAATGCTTTTGAGTTACTAGACATCGCAAACGAGGTATATGATGCTTGGGAGTTTCAGGGTATGATGATTGACCCTTACAACAGCCTTACAATACGCAAGGAGGACTTAAAGGGTATAAGCACACACGATTATCATTATGAGGTAACAAGCCACCTAAGGAAGTTTTGTAAGGAATATGGTGTAACTACTATACTAAACACACACCCTGCAACAGAGGCGCTTAGAAAGGTGCATAAGGGCAGCCATGAGTATGCTAACCATACCATGCCACCAATGGCTAGCGATGTTGAAGGAGGCGGTAAATTCGTTAACAGGGCCGATGAGTTCTTTGTAATTCATAGATACACTCAGCATGCGCAAGATTGGGTATACACTGATATACATGTGCGCAAGGTTAAAGAGTTGGAAAGTGGTGGTAGGCCTACATCATTAGATGCTCCAGTAAGGCTAGCCTCAACAGCAGGCAATTGTGGCTTTACAATAAATGGCTTAAATTTAGTAACTAAAGATAGACAAATAGATGAATCTCCATTTTGAGGGTAACAGGCTTTACTATATGGAAAAGGAAGCTGAGCTACACAGAGCACTAGATTACTTAAGCAAGGAATTAAGCGAAAAGGAGTCAATGAGTAAGGAGCAGTTGTGGGAGGTATTCCATATTTGCGCAGATACTTCTGCAGTGTATAGACACATTACAGACTACTTTACTACACTGGACAAATTGATACTAGATGCTCGTATAACTAATGACAAATTAAAGCAGGAGTTGTACGACTTAAAAAAGGAGAACACACGCCTTAACAAGGCGCTTGAAAATTACATGAATGAATTTTAAGAGGAGGATATTAAACGGCCAAAGGTTTGTAGTAAGTGGAATGGAATTTGTGTGTATAGAGACACACGCTTACTTTCAAACTAGGGTAGATGGTGATGCGTCAGATATTGATGTAGGCAGCAGTTATTACATAGTGCGTAATACATCAACAGGCAAACTCCACCGCATTCCTTTTACTAGAATAATTGAGAAGGATGATGCAGGGGAAATTGCCTTTAAAAGGTAGACTTGCTTTTCAACACTCAAGTAGTTATATTGTAACCAGTTAAAACTAAATAATATGCAAATTGAGTTAAGCCCTATTACTGGAGTCCTGTTAGGTATAAATTACGCCTACTATGAGCCTACCGATGAGTTAGGTGGGCTTAACCTGCTACAGATATGCTGCGGCCTTTTTGTTATAAACATAACATGGGCAGGATAGAAAGGTTTTACAGAAAAAACTTTAAACGCCTTACAGGCTTTATAAAAGAGTATACTGATGGCAGTTACAGCATAGCTGGCGATATAGTACAAATGGTTTTCCTGCGCCTACTTGAAATGGAGGCAGAGGGCAGGATAAACTTTTACGATGAGGAGGACAGCCTTAATTTCTTTTATGTGTACCGCAGCTGTATCAACACAGCACTAAAATACCAAAGGGCCAAGCGCAAGATTAATAAAGTGAGCCTTGATGATTTAGATTTTGATTTTCTGGAAGAAACTGCGTTACCTGAAGAACGCCAAGCAATGGAGCGCCTGCTGGATTATATGGAGCAGGAGATGGATGACTTTCATTGGTACGATGCCAAGATGCTCCGCATACATATGGAGGGCACCAGTATGAATAAAATACACAGGGAGACAAGCATAGGTTTAACAAGTATTAAGAACACTATAAAGAATGGCAAAGCAAGAATCCACGACAGCCTCAGCGAAGATTGGGAAGACTACAGCAACGGAGACTACAACCAAATCTAAGAAAATTGGCCGCCCAAAAGGCAGCAAAAATAAGCCTAAGGGATTGGGTGATACTATTGAACAGATAACTACAGCTACTGGTATTAAGAAAGTAGTTAAGGCTGTAGTAGGTGAGGATTGTGGTTGCGATGCTAGGAAAGAAAAGCTTAATAAGCTGTTTCCATATAGCCGTACCCCTGAGTGTTTAGAGGAGGATGAGATATCTTATTTGTCCAGTGGCGTGCTGCGTAAAAGCACACTCAAACACGAGGATAGAGAGCGCATTGCGCAAATACACGCTAGAGTATTTAATCATAAGTTTGATGTGCCCTGCACCTGCAGCCCTAAGATATGGATGCAATGGATGCGCCAACTGCAAGAGTTGTTAGATGCAACTGCGTAACTATCTAAAGGATAAACGCAGGCTAACTGAAAGCCGTACCGCTGTATGTGTTGAGGTAGGTAAAACAGGGGAGGCCTTGTTTAAGGAAATTACTGGCGCTCATAAATCCTCACTAGCTGATGATAAGAAGCACATTGACTTTTACTGGGGCGATATGAAGGTAGATGTAAAGGGGCTAAAAAAGATGCACCACACAGGCTACATACTCCTAGAGTTTATGAATGTATGGGGTGGCGATGGTTGGTGCAGCAAAAAAAGCAAGGCCGAGTATATAGCCTTCCAGTTTCCAGATGCCTTTTATGTATTTAGAAAGAAGCACCTGAGGGTGCGTGCATTAGATATGTGTGAGGTGTATAGCCCTGAGTCGGTTACACGCCAAAATTATATACCCTATGAAAAGGGGTTGTATAAATGGCTAGGCAGGTGGAATGCACAGGATGTATTTACTTACCTGAAGTTTGAAGATGTAGAGGATTTGATATTTGAAGTGTTACCATATAAAATAAAAGAGGAATGATACTTATACTATTTGGCATAGGTTTAGGCTTTGCCCTTAACCAGAACAGACAGATACAGAGGCGTTTAGATGATGTAGAGGAATTCCTGCACAAAAAGTTTTTTGAGGAGGAGGAGTAGTTATTTACAAAATTGTGTATATTAGCTGTAAATAATTACAGCAATGAAACTACTTAATGAGACTGATGCCCTTGCAGTAATAGGCGGTTCAAGCCTAAAGGGACAGATTGGTGGCTTTACTTATAGCCGCCTTGTTGATGTATTAGGGGAGCCAACTTTCCCTGAGGCCAGTGATGATGGCAAAGTGCAAAAGGAGTGGGTGTTCACCTACGAGGGTAATGTATTTACTATTTACGATTGGAAAACTTATGATGAGGAGTATACCACTACAAGGCTGTACAGCTGGAATGTAGGTGGCCACTCAGCGGCATATGATTTTATTTTAGCAGTAACAGAAAAACTAGAGCAATGAAAAAGATTGATTGGAACAAAGTAGCGGTAGTAGCATTCTTGCAGACTATGGTAATTTTAGGAATGGTTGCTATGATAGCAGTGTATGAGTTAGTAGAAATGTTAACCTGCTACTCATGTTGATGCTTGATGGAACGGACTACGATAGAGATTGGTTAGTCCAAAAGGCTGTAGATGACAGCTTTTACTATGGCCCACTAAACAAGTTGGCCCACAGCAGCAGCAGTTTAAAGATGCTACTGGACAGCCCAAAGACTTA